CTCTAAGGTTAGTACTGTCTTTGTAATAATAAGAATAGTATGCATCCCACATTTTTGTCACAACATTTAATGAATCATCATGAAATGTAATGTTAATAGGATCATAGTTTATTTTAGTTTGTACAATTCTTTTTCTATTGTACTGATTCAAATCATGTGTTTTGATATTGAATGATGGTAGCTTTATTGTCTTAACTAGCAAGCCAAAATTATCCCCGGTGTTTATATTTCTATCATAAACAGCGGGGTTAATATCAAAAAACGTATGAAATAAAAACTTAAATTTAGGTGCAAGATCATACCCACCTGGTCGAAAAATTTTCGATGCGTGAGTGAAATCTCTAAGGATGGAACTGCCGAAACCGGCAGTTCTCTGTACTTCATCACCGTAGTACGACATTTAAGTATTAAGTACCTACTGAAGTAGACGTACCATCTCCGCCACGTGGGAATGAGCCAGCAAATGAACCTACGCCAGATTCTAGACCATATGGCTCAGACTGAATTGCGTTGTCATATTGCAATGTTAGTGCAATTTTAACATCTTCAGATTGACCATAGTTTAGAGTGTTGTAGTTCACTGATTCAACGTAGCAACCATATAGTTCCCAACGTTCTAGAATAACTGGTTCATTTGTACCATTACCACCATCAAGAATATCGATATATGTGCTAAACTTATAGTCACTTGCGCTTGCGGCACTAGCTTGTTCAATAAAGTCCAATTGTTTCTGTAGTTGTTCGCCAACTGCTCTAGAAACATTACCTGCGGCGTCATCACGAATGTTGACGTTCAACGGTTGCCATGTATGCTTACCTGCCATGAATACAGTTGAGTTGTATACTGGTAACGTAATTTTAGCAAATGACACGTTAGGACGTGAACAATCTACTACTTGGCGTGTTAATTCCTGTGCATCGGTTAGACCAAAGTTAAAGAACAATACGCGGAATCTGTATTGTAGCTTTGGCATTAACAACGTGCCGTTAGCTGGGGATAAATCTTGTCCACCCGCTACCGAGAAGTTGTTTAAAGATTGTGAGGCTGTTGCCATTTTGTATTTCTCCTGTTAATATTATTTATCTTTTATTAGAGAGCGCCCATTTAAGGGCGCTCTACTTAATAAATTATGCTCCTGATAGTTCACCTGTATTCAATATACGCACTGGTATATAGATGAATTCAGCTGCCTTAACAGGTTCGATTGCAACGTCAACCCACAACTCGTGTCTATCGATACGAGCAGGAGTATTGTTAGATTCATCGCAAACAACTAGATAGTCATAGATACCACGTTTTGCAACTAGGTCTAAACATAATGATTCAATAGTGTTAGCAATCTGACCTCTTGTGAAGCCATCGTTAGGTTCGAACACGTATGGACGACCGGCTAATGTCAATTGTCTACGCATGTAAGCTACTAAGCGAGCAACGTTAGTTCTGTCTAATGCAGAGCTAGAGTTAAAGCTTGTCTTATTACCGTAGTTCAATAAACCGTTACCTGTAAAGAACACTAGAGGGTTAATGAAGTTCACATATAGAACATCACGAATACCCAAACGAGTCTTGATTACTTGGAATTCACCAGTTGTTCTGTTGACATAACCAATATTCGCAGCGTTATCAATAATACCACGACGTGTACCGGCAGCCGCTAACCAAGGATAAGCGATTGTGTCATTACGTAAGAATGTTCTTAACATCATGTGTGATGCAGGAACAGCAACTAAGTTACCGCTCAAATCACTAGTGATACCACTTGGATAGAATAAACCTAGATATGTGTTACGAGTTACACAACCTTCTTCACCAGTGCTTGTCGCGCCGGCTGCGTTAGTTGCCCATGCTTGAATGTCAGTAGCACTATCAGATAGTCCCATTGGAGTGTCACCCAAGATGTAACCTGTTTCGCCACGATCACTATTCAATACAACCATGTTAGGTTGTAATTCTGGATAGTTAGGAGTAGCCATCAAGTTGAAGAAGTTATCTTCATCACGCAAATCAGTGTTAGTGTCGATTGCCGCACGTAATGCTTCAACAACCATAGCACGTTGTGCCTTACGACCCATATACGGAGCACCGTTAGATTGTAAACCGCTTACTGATACCCATGCATCTCTTTCTGTTGGTAGAGACTCACCTGGGAAATTAGCATTGCTAAAGTAATTTGCCTTGAATTGTTTAACATTGTATCCTGAACGGCGTGTGTTAAACAACAGCATACCTGTTGGGTATAATGATGCGTCAGGTGCATCAATGTCTAGGTAGTTGCTTGTTAGCAAACTAGTAATAGTTGGGATAGGATCATCAGTTACTGATGTTGTTCCGTTAGTTGCCCAACGACCGTCAGAAAACAATACACCCTCAGGATTTGTTTGATCTGAATTATCTAGCAACACCCATTGATTTTCTCCACTAACAGATTGCCAACGATTGATTACTGGATAGTTTTCTAAATCACTTGTGTTAATCCATATGTCACCATATGACAATGCAGTACCATCGCTTTGTAGCGTAGGCTCTGTTGGACTTACGATAGGACCATTAGGATCAGTAGTATTAGCGCCTGTAGGAGTAGGGAAACCGTTTAAGTCATAATTTTGATTCTTATAACCTTTCCAGTTGCCGTTGTAATTGATCATAATATCAACTTGATCTGCTACACTATAGAACCAATTACGATTGTTGATAGGATTGGCTACCGGAGCTCCTTCGTTAGCAGTATATTCAAATTCTACCCAATTAGATAGTAATACAGCGTATACTGATGTGCCGGATCCTGAAATGTATGTTATACTAGTAACTCCACCGCTAACGTTCACTGAAGTAACTTCAATTATTAAGTTATTAGTACCGGTGTCGCCGCCTAAATCAGTCCCGTCAAATGTTACTATTTCGCCGACTACATATCCAGAACCAGCATTTGCAAACGTTGTAGAGAATGGAACATAAAAACCATATAAAGAACTAACGTTTATCTCTAGTCCAGTACCACTACCTGAAGTAACTGATTGAGGTACACCAGAATATGTCGTTCCTTGTGAATTGAAATATTTTACACCATCTGTAGTATTTGCGATGAATCCAGCTTCTACTAAAGCCCCATTAGATTTACCTTGTTGTGCTCCAGTCGTGTACATATCGCTAATAGAAATAGATCCACCTTCACTGTGAGTAATTTGAATTGCTCCGGAAGTTGCAACCGTTGCCGTTGCATAAGGAATACCTGCAGCAGCCCAAGCAATTACAAAGTCTGATGCATCAGCACCTTCAGTAATTGTTACTGTATATACCGAAGACATTGTTGCTGAGTTAGGAGAAGATACTGTTACACTCAACAGATATGGGCCTGTGCCAGCTGGTCCCAAAGCTGAGAAGTCAGGTGATGTATTTGTTCCCGTGACAACCGTTGGTCCAGTAGCTGTGCGTTTCCAGTAATAAGTAGGAGTAACTTTGGATGTGTTGTTAAAATTATACTGACCGTAAATTGTTCCAGCTGGGATAGCTTGTCCACCAGTTGGATCTAATGTAGCATTAATTGCCGCATCACTTATTGCTAAAGGAACAGTTTTAACTACCCAATCTTCAGTAACGGTGCTCCATTCTTTTATAACTGGATTCAATCCAGTTCCACCAGCCTTAAACCATACAGATCCTGTTGGACGAGGGTTGACTTGACCTGCTTGCCATGATGGTTGTTGTGCTCCAGTTCCCCATTGAATTAGAGGTTGATAATATGTTCCGGGTGTTATACCTAAATCAGCTAATGCAGTACTACCGGAGCCACCTTCTGTAAGTGTAATAAAACGAGCAGGTCCTGTAACAGGTTCCGGTACATTTTCAAATATACACAATTTACCATTGCGAACTGATGCAGTTACATAGGTCCATCCCAAATTATTAATTTCGGCAGCAACGCCTGCAACGTTACCAATACCACCGCCTGCATCAGGTACGTTTATTGCTACTGTAACAGTACCATCTAAATTTAAGTTAAATGTATCACCGGCATCTAATACCGGGTTAGATTCAGTGCCTTCTACAGTAGGCCAATCTGTTTTCCATGTACTTCCTCCTATTTGTGCCCAAACATTAGTAGTAGTCTTATAAAAAAGTTCGAACACTGTTGCAGGTGCAGATGATGTTTGATTTATTGGGTACACCGCATAATCACCAATACTTCCCAATGATTGAATTGGAACACCACCAACCATATTGATAGCGTCTGTAATTACAATCGGATTTTGTAATACAAAACTACTTGTAGTGGCATTAAATTCATAAATACCCCATGTAGTTTCAGTTGTGTCAAACCAATAAGTTCCGTTAGCTGGATTACCTACTGGACGACCTGTAGTACCTACAAGACTTGCTAAGTCAATGTCTGCTCTCAATACGTAGCAACGATTAGTCACTCCGAGTAAAGAGTAAGCAGCCAATAGACCATACTCATTAAGTTCGTATCCCTGCAATGGTGTGCCATTACTACTAGTGTAGAATGTTGGGTTACCGTAAAGAGTAACAAGGTCACGTTGACTCGTAACTTGATATAGTTTATTTGCGTTCGCTGCCGTTGTAGCTGTTGCAACTGCGACACCATTAGGGTCAACCTTATCTTGTGCTGTTGCTAGCAATACGAACGGAACAGAACCGGGTGCGGCTGGAAGATACTGACTTTGGTCAATTACTTGTACTTCTACGCCTGGAGATGTTAATGCCATTTTCTTTTCCTTTATGTAAAATTTTGAGGCTTACGGCCTAAATGCATATTATTATTTAGTAAAAAATCTAAAAAAGGATGGTTTAGCGTGCCTTCGAAGGTTAAAATCATAAATACGTTATGAGCATACTGCGACCTATCTGTGACAAGTGTAATAAGAATTACAGAGCAATTAATTATATCCGCAATGATGTAACTCACTACCGTAGCAGTTGTGATGAATGTGGACGCAAGAAAAAGAAAATAAAACCTAGAAGGTCTCTTTGGGCTAAAGGAGGGTACAAGAAAAAAGCCACATGTGATTTATGTGGCTTTAATAGTGTATT